ATACCATAACCTTCCATTCCTAACTGCTGCCTAAGAAATAAAATCTTAACATCATTTGCCGAATTATAATCGTGACTAAAGTAATAACTTTTATTCATTTATTAAGATTTTACGTTTGTTATCTTCAAATGTTACCTCTACCAATCTTGTATCTTTTAATTCATTTAACCAATTGTTTACTGTCATAGTAGAAACCTCAAAAGCATCTGCATAATAAGCATTTGACTTTTCTGTTCTTTTCGTATGCTCAAGGTAAATATAAAAAATCTTTGCCGAATTATTTATTTTGTATTCTAATATATCTTTTTTTATGCTAATCATAAGTTAAATTTAAGGGGAGGCAATTAACCTCCCCAAGTTAATTAATTGATTTCATTGTAGATTCTTCTTGAATCTTTTTTGTTTAATACTGAAAATTCGCCGTACCTGATTGACCTACCAAACTTGTTAGTGTGGTTAATAAATCTGCAAATAATATTTACTCCCTTTGCTCTTAAGGATGATATCCTAGCAGTTGGGTTAAGAATACCATTCATAACAAGATTTAAACTTGTTGTGGTTTTTTCAGTAAGTAATAAATTTAGTACTTCTGCATTTTGATTTGTTGGTGTTGTCATTTTTTATGGTTTAAAATGGTTTACAAGGTGTATAATACTAGAATGATGCATCTTTAATTTTCTTCCAATATCAGTTAAATAAAATCCATCTTCTCTAGCTGCTTTTGAAAAATCAACCCTACGTTTAACAGTTTCATATTTTCTATTATTCTCTGTTAATTGTTCGTAAGTTATATTATTTTCTTTTAAATAATTGTTAGTCCATTTATCTAAATCATTATAATTTTTAACAAATTCTTTTTTTTCTTTCTCAATTACTTGAATCTTAATCTTTTCTAAAGGGTATCTATCAAATAATAAAGCTACTTTGTCTAAATCGTAATTACTGCAATTAGTATAAATTTGAATGTACTTTAAAATTGTTTTTAGGTTATCGGTCATTCGTTAATTGGTTATAAAGGTTATTCAAATATTCCCCTGCCTGTTTAATCTTAGATAAAAGTAATTCCATATCTTCAATATTAGCCTCAATCCTAAAAATAAACATTTTTAAGTTATCAGCAATCTCAGGACAATAAGAAACAAAATCACAAAACTCGCTTTCGGTTATCATCATATCGCTTTGACATTGCCAGTAATACTGTTTGTAATTCTTTTTAAAATACTCCTGACCTTCTATTAAACCATTGTTAATGTGATTAGTGTAATTGTAAGGGCATTTAACCTGTATAATTCCACCGCCTTCTATTAATCCATCAGGAGTGCCACCGTATAATCCGCTTATCATTTCTATATAACCGCCGGACTTAATATTTAATCCTGTTTTACCTTCATAGAATTTAATTGCTTCGTTCTCTAATTCTAAACCGTAATTGGTTGCATTAGAAGTAAACTCTCTTTGTACTCCTGTAAGCCTTTCAGCTAACTTAGTAGTTAAATACTCCTTAGTGGTTGCAGATAAATTACCTACTTCAGATTTTAACTTTGGCTCAATCATTAAATTGTATACGGTTGAACTGGTTATCTTTCCCATTCTTTGTTCAAACCATTCTTTGCTATATTGCTCTATCATTTCATTGCTTTTATGGTTAATAAATCTTTGTCTCTTAATACTAAGTGCGCTTTTGCTTTCTCAAATACATCCCTTTCGCCTTCGTTATATCTAGCTACTAAAGATATCATTTGTTGGTCTGTCATAAATGGTTTCTCTGCTTTGCCGTGGTCGTTTGTAGCATCTGCATCCTTAGTGTCATCTATTAAGAATAAACCGTTTAATGCGTACTTTCTAGCATAGCTACTCGATGCGCCAAAGGATTGTGCAATGTCCATTCCCTTTCTGTTTGGCTCTATCCCGGCACAGGCAGTTGTATAATAGTTTTCTAAACCATCCGTAAATACTATTCTGCTTTCGCAGTAAATAACTCCACCTGCTTCTTTAATTGAATCGCTAATAATTAGCTGACAATTATATTTTAAAAGTAAAGGTTTAACTGCTTCGAGAATATCCTCGCAACTTCTGTACTTGTACTTACCAAACGCATTCGTTTGATTTTTAGGTGCTTTTAATTCGGCTTGAATTTTAATTAAATTGCTCATATTAAGTTTATTAAATAGTTACAAGATTGGGTTAAATTAGTTTTAAATTCTTCTTTAGTTACTTCTTGATAATCTTTATCAAGTGTTAATTTTGCTATATGTTCAGGAAATCTGCCTATTAATATATCTCTACCCCCCCAGTTAGATATTGCTAAATCATCTTTAAGGATAGCAAAGTAGGAATCCTGAATAACACCATTATTTAATTTAAAAAATAGAGGTAGGTTAATTTCTATTTCTTCTGTTGATTCAATTTTAAATTTCATAATTAAAAGTTTAAAAGTTTGTCGGCGATCAATGCGCCAAAAATTAGGATTGAGATAATGATTGCATCTTTAATTTCTTGGTGTGTCATAGTTGGTTTTTATTAATTTAAAAATGTAGTTAATCCAAGTATTAAAATCACTTGGGGGATTTGGTGGTTGAACTGTTTTCATTTGTTTGTTTTTAGTTTATGCAGTTGATAGGATGCTGCACCCCTTTTTAATTAAGATTTTTCAGTTGTAGATAATGAAGAATAAAATCCTTTTTTAAACATAAAATTTAATTGATTGTTAATCCATCCCTTTAAATTACTTATACCTCTTGAATCTCTACTATAAAATTTAACTAATTTACCATCTCCATACCAATCATTATCAATTCTTGTGTATGCAATACTATCATCATTAATTAATTTAATTGCTGATTTAATATAATCAGAAGTAAAACCAATAACAATACTTGCATTTGGCATTAGCATTTTTATTTCCCCATTTTCAATATAAACTTCATAAAGTTTAGTTCCACTTTTTAATGTTTTTTCAATGTTTGATTTTAAATTTTCCATTGTTTTTAGTTTTTTGGTTATTTGATAAATCGAAGTTATAAATAATAATCCATATAATAAACTTTTTTTTAAACTTTATTTTAAATTAATTTATATTATATATATAATTATTTTAATAACTATTTATTCTATTGGGTTTCAAATAAAAAACCCCATCATAAAAATGACAGGGTTAAAACCAAAACCAAAAAACAAACTATCTTTTTGTACGTTCGTACTCAATTAATTTATCAGCAAAGCAGTCTACAAATAACTCATTATACTTTAATTTTTCTAAGTTCATTGCGTTTAAAATATGATGTATTAATTCGTGGTAAAATATCTGCTCTTTACTTCTTTTGTTAACTTTCTTACCGGCATACTGGTCGCACAAAGTTATAATATTTAAAGTAAAGTCTGCTTCTCCTAGACATTTATTATCGTGGCAATAATCATTGTCAATTAACACCTGAATAGTTTTGCCATTCAATTTAAATTTCTCCGGTATTAATATGCTGCCGTTCATCCTTTATAGATTATACCGTTATAATAACATTCGCCATTTAATATTAATGTCGGCTGAGCAAAGAATCCTGTCTTTGTAAATACAACCTCAATAAATCCTTGCTGCCAGTCTGCAGTCTTTCCAGTAGGGAAAAATTCTACTTCTTTTGTTAACCTTGTACACCCTGATTCAAGCCATACATACGGATTCTTTCTGTTAGTTAAATACTTAGAATTTAATCGGTGTGTATGACCAGTGCTTCCACTACCCATATATTCAAATATGTTTTTTTCTGCTGCGCTTTTGTTAAGGCTTAATCCGTGGCAAATGTCGAAAATATTAAATAAATTGTACACATCGCTTTCGTCATAGTGAAAGCCATCACTTTCCTTAAGATCAAGCATTTCATTATACTTAGTAGAATTATAATTCTTGTAAAGAACTGCTAATCTTGCAAGTTGTTTATCTCCTAGATTGTACGGATTAGTTATTCTTTCATCGTGGTTGCCAAGTCTTACTCTGATTTTAGCATCAGTACTTAATCGTAAAGGCTTGAGTATCTGCTCTTTAGTGTATTCTATTTCTCCGACTTCGGTATATCCTTTAAGTATTCCCTCTTGGTAAAGTTTCTGACTGTGCTTTGATATGTAAGGCATATCTGTTACATCGCCATTAATTATTACTTCATCAAATTTATTATGCTGCAATACTTGGTTAATACATCTTAAAGCAGTTAAATCTGCTAACCATCCGTGACAGTCTGAAAATATTAATACCTTATAAAGTTGCTTATCAAATAACTGTTTCTGCTGCCACCATTCCGTTTGTGTTTTGTTGAATCTTGGACGCATAGATTTTATTTCGTGAAGTATAGTTTTGATTCAGTTGCCCTGCGTATTGTTAAACCTTTTAGTACTTTACCGCCACCCTTATCCCATCGCTTAAATTCTGCTTCAATGCTTTTATCATTTGGATTAGCTTTTACTTTTTTAAATAAAGTACTTCCACTTAGTGCTGCATTACCACAATTATATTGAAATAATAATAAAGCATCAAACTGATTCTGTGTTAATTCTGTTTTGCCTAATTCTTTTGTTAAAAATATAGCTTTTTTATCAACTTCATTTTTTAATAATAAATCAGCATCAGCTTGACTTATTTTAGTTCCCATCTGAAATGGATTGCCTTTACTATCTATTACACTACCAAAACCAATAGTTACTACATTAGCCGGACATCTATATGCCTCTAATTTACAACCTTCAAATAACTTTAATAATCTATAAAATTCATTTGATGGTGTCATATATCTAGTATTTTTATTAACTTAATTAAGTAGGGAATTGAGAAACCAATTAATAGAGCAATAAGCCAATAAATAACTTTATTCTTTCTGCCTACCTTACTGGTTAAATCTTCATTTGACTTTTTGATATTAGTAGTAACTTTGAAAAGCGAATCTAAACTAGCATTTAAGATTGTTAATTTAGCAGTACTTTCAACTGACTTAGTAATATAAACAGTTTTGTACGGCAATTTAACGTATACTTTTTTAGTCCCATATATTGTATCTATTTGGGACAAACTTGTATCAAAGTGAGGGTAAATTACTTCGATTGTTGTATCAAAGTGAGTGATGATTGTGTCTACTTTGATAACATTGCAAGGGAATGAATCTAAGGCAATTTTAGCAACTATTTCAGGATAGATACCCAATGCCTTATTAACTTGTTTTACCGCCTTGTTTTGGGTGTAGCAGCCTCCTAATAAGAAAGCTGCTACTAATATCCTATAAACCTTTAACATCGTGGTCTTTTGAATATAGACCTAATAAAACTACCCCGATAGCAGCAACTAATTGTAAACCGCTTTTGTTGGTAAAAGTTCCTGCATTATATGCTTGAATCAAAGCATCTAATATAAAAGGAGTACCGGCAAGTAAACCGGCTAAACTTGTCTTAAAGTTTTTCATTTTTATCATTTTTTAAAAGTTTAAAAATTGTGTAAGCTATTGATAGTACTAATAACGTAATGCGTAAGTAAGTCTCAATGTTTGTCATTGATACAGATAACGCAAAGCCATTAAGAATGTATATTTTGTAGTCGTGCCAGTTCATTAGTCTTGTTTTACGAAACGTGGATATTGAGATAAGATAAATGAATCTATTGGAGCATTGCTAATTCCCCAAACCTCAACTACTGAAGCAGGAATATAGCAATTAAAATCAGCTAATTGTTGGTTGTTTTTACCTCTTAGAATAACGTAGGTATTACACCCTTCTCCGTTGCTTGAAAGGTTGTTTGCAGTCCAACTTAATGACCAAGCAGATTCCCCTTGATAGTTAACAATAACTGGCTTAATTAAGATGCCACCTTTTTGATAGTAGATAGTATCGTTTCCGATTATTGCAGTATCGCTACTGTTTCTAAACATTTGCGCTTTCGTTGACAAACTTGCCAAGATTAAAGCTGATAAGATTATTTTTTTCATATTACTTTTTTTTAGGTATTTCTATTTCTTTAGGCTTTGTAGCGATTAATTCGTAATGACTAAGTGCTTCTAAAATATAATCACTTGCTGCTTTACTGTCTAATTGCTTTTGAATGATTGAGATAATTGCCTTAAATCGGCTTGTGTCCATCTTTACAATTAATGTGTCGGATACTTGACTAAATGCTGCTGACATACATAATGTCAATACTAGGGTTGTTAGTGTTTTTTTCATATTTGATTTTATTTGTTTTCTAATATTTCAATTCTTTTTTGTAATTCTTGAACAGCTTTAACTAATATAGCTATCATACTATTATACTCAACTCCTGCTAATTTCTTTGTACCATCTTTTGCAATGTCATAAAAAACTAAATCTTTATTTACCTTTTCAACCTCATCTGCTATAAATCCATAAGTTTTATTATCATATACTTCATTAGTAAAAGTATTTGTTCCGTTATTTTTTTTCCGATAATTAAATGATACTGGATTAAGTTGATTTATAAAGTTAATATTATTTATAGATTTTATATTTGCTTTTGATTCTCTAGTAGATACTAAATAACCTAATCCACCACTAGGTTCAATTACCATTGACCTACCTGTAGTACTATTATTATACGGAGATACTGACCTATTACCTGTCAATATAAAACCATCGTTTCTGACATAAAATAAATCTGCATTATTTATATCATTTAAAAGTAAAGTAACATCTGCGCTTGAAGTAGAAATACCTTTAACAAATAATCTTGCACTAGCAGCAGTTGTACCACCCATTTGAATATTACCAGATGAACTTAATATTCGCATTCTTTCTACGTTGCTTGTACTTGTATTAAACGCTAAATATCCTGTTCCATTATCAGCTACAATTTGAGCAATAGGATTGCCACTCCCGTTTAAATATGTTAATGCAGGTTGAGAAGAAGAACCTCCATCATTTATTGCTTTAACTACGATACCTGTTCCATTAGAAGCTGATGGCATAACTACTGTTAAATTACCATAACTACTTGGACTTGTAGTTCCTATTCCTACATTGCCCCCATCTGATTGAAATGATAATACTCCATCATTTGCTACTCCTTCATTTGAAGTTTGAAATTTAAATACTCTTGATGAACCTGTAGCATTTCCAATAGCAAATAAATTTAATTTAAATTGTGAGCCACTTGATTCGTTTGAATGCCATCTTGATACGGCAGTTTGTGTAGTATAAGTTTTAGCTTGATTATATTGTACACTTAATCCTTCAGTTGAAACAGTAGAATTATTTACCATTACACTACTAGAGAATGTAGCTGCTCCTGTTACAGCAAGACCATTTAATATTTGTAATGCTTCATAATTTGTAGTTATAGCTACAGCATTTGTTCCACTTGGTCTATATATAGTTCCTATTGTTGTTCCTCCAGCAGCAAATTTTAAATAATTTTGGTTAGCAGCTGATACTGTACTACTTAAAGTTAATGGATATGAAGCATCTGTAGCACTAAACCTTCCTGTACCATTAACATCTAGTTTATATCCTGCATCTGTTGTGGTGCCAATCATTGTATTACCTCCATAAGGATTAATAGCAATATTTTTATTCCAAGCCCCTGCACTACCTGCCATTAATCTACCTGAATTACTTGCTGATTGATAATCTAAAACAACACTAGCAGTTGTAGGTGCAGCAGCTAGAGAAGAACCTGTTGACATTATAGTACCACTAGCTTGTATTTCAGGTAATGATGCATCAATTGTTCCACCACCTGTAACTATACTACTAGCAAATGAAGCAGCTTTATTAAATGTAAAAGCACCTCCGCCAATATCATTAAAGAAAGCCATATTAGTTCCATCGTGTTGTATATATCCCCAACGAGTACCGCCACCTGTATTTGAAAATCTTAAATAACTTGTCTGTCTAAAATCTGTATAAGTACCAGTTAATGTTACGTTGCCTGATATTCTTGCAGTACCAATTACATCAAGTGCATAAGGAGAACCAGAAGTAATAGATAAAGAACCAGTTAATGCTCCACCTGTTAATGGTAGATATCCACTTAATGTTGCAGTAGAAACTTTACCATTAAACGTACTCCAATCAGTAGAACTTAAATATCCATTTACTGAACTGGTTGCAGCAGGAATAGAAATAGCAGGTGTAGTTCCTCCGCTTGATACTATTGGAGAAGTTCCTGTAACACTTGTAACATAAGTTCCGGCAGCTTGATATTGTGGTATGTTTAAAGTATTAGAACTAAAGGTTGCTGCTCCACTTGTGCCTGTGGTAGTTAATGTTATTGTTGCTTGTTTAGAATTAATTGCGCTTTGATATCCGCTAAGCATAGAAGCAGTATCACTTATGTTTAATTTTAAATTGATTCGGTTACTTAATGAAGTTGTATCACTACTAATTGCTTGTGTAGATAATACACCATTTAAATCTGCCACTACCATTCTAGTGCCTGTGCCTGATAGATTATATACTTGAACATTACCACCTGCTTTTAATTTTATTACTGGAGCAACATTTGATTCATTAAAAGCCAAATCATTGTTATCAGAAGAAAAATCCCATAACTTATTAGATGATGATGTATTTTGAAATATTAAACCGCCACTTGTATTAGTAGTATTCATTAAAATATTTCCATTGTAGCTTCCAACTTGTAAAGCACCGAATGAACCTGCCGTTGTATTTACACTTACCGCACTTCCGTTGTCTTTAATATTACTATTTCCTATTGTAGTTCCTGAAGTAAATTTAGGTACTGTGTTAGTAGTTCCACTCAGTGCATCCGCTTTTGCATTGATACGATTTGATAAACTTGCAGTATCAGTAGAATTTAATTTTGTATTTATACGATTAGATAAAGAAACTGTATCACTAGAATTTAATTTTAAATTTATTCTATTAGACAAAGAAGCAGTATCACTATAATTCATTTTACCATTAAATGTACTCCAATCAGCACTTGATAAAGCACCTCTTTTAGTTGAAGAAGCAGTAGGTAAATTAAATGTATGTGTATCTGTTAAGCTATTAATTGCAAAGTCATTGCCACTTGTTCCTACTGCTAAGTATTGAGTATTTGCAGTTAATCCATTTAACGCACTAACTCCACCGGCAAAGTTTGTAATAATTTCACAAAGATGTGAATTTTCTGTGTGCATTGTAATTGTCCTACCGCCTGTACTATTAACAATGTAAACTCTTATTGCAAGTCTATCAGTAGCTAGTAAAGTTGTTTGAGGAATTGCCAAAGCAGTTACATATAAATCTATTGTAGTTCCGTTAGTAATTGCTTCGGGATTTGCAGATGATGATGCAATACTTGTAAAATTTGTTCCATCATATTTGAGTAGTTCAACATAGAATTTAGGAGTACCACCTGAAGAAGATGCACTCATATACATTTCAAAATTCCAGTTACCAGCAGGAATTTGAAGTCTATTTGGGTCTGCTACATCAGTTATAAATTGAGATATTAAACCATTTCCTGCTAGTGAAAAATCAGTACCTGCACCAATAATTGGAGTCTTATTCATTTCATAATAAACGCTTCCGCCTATTGTACCTTGATTAACACTACCATTTAAATAGTAAGCTACCGAACTACCACCGATTGCGCCTGATGGCAAAGTAGCTAATTGACCATCGCCCCTTATATATTGTGCTGCCGTTCCTGCCCCTGTTACTGCAATTGTTCCTGTGCTTGTTACAGGGCTATTAGTGACCGTAAATGCTGCCGGCATAGATAAACCTACACTTGTAACTGCACTCTTTAAATAAGGACTTAGCATTGCAGCAGTATCACTATATTTTACTCTTAAATCAATCCTATTAGATAATGAACTTGTATCTGCTTTTCTAAGGTAAGGACTAAGCATTGCTGCAGTATCGCTGATATTAAGTTTTAAATTTATTCTATTTGATATAGAAGTAGAATCAAAAGTAGGGATAGTCCAAGTTCTGTTTGCACTTAAATCATAGGTTTGTCCGTTGATTGTTAAGGTTGTAGATTTATCTGCCTTTAAATTAATTCTATTTGATAAATTAACCGTGTCCTCAACCAATGCTAAAGTACCATCTCTTACAGGTAAAGTATAAAGCCTTGTATTACTTTGTTGTCCTAAATTAGAATAAATAAAAATACTACCTTGTGTATATGTTGTTTGCCCTTGCATCCATTGAGTATAATATGAGAAACTTTGTCTTGTTGCTCCTATACTTGTATAATCTAAGGTTTCATTTTGAATGTTTTGTTGGTTTTTTAATTCAAGTAAAAAGTCAGATTTTAATTTATTTGCTCTTAATCCATAATCTCCTAATGTAACATCGGTAGTTGCTCCAACATAAGGAACATAAGCAGTTAATGTATCGCTATACTTAGGGATATTTAAAGTATCTCTTATTAATGTTGCTGCACCACTTTTAAAATTAGTAGTTAATTTAATTAAATTTTGTTTTTCATCAATTCTTCTTGATAAACTTGCCGTGTCTAGTTTGCGTAAATATGGCAAAAGCATTGCTGCAGTATCGGAATATTTAACCCTTAAATCAATTCTATTTGACAAAGAAATTGTATCTCTCTTTCTTAAATATACACTAAGCATTTGTGCCGTATCGCTTATATTTAATTTGCCGTTAATTCTATTTGAAATATTACTACTATCTAAGTTTGCTTTAATCCATTGATAACCACTATATACATAAAGTCCACTATCAGTTACATTATATCTTATCTGTCCGGCATCTCTACCACCTGTTATATTTCTTAACTGATTGATATTCAATGGAATAGTTAAAACACTATCAAATAGCATACGTTTAACTGGTCCATATCCTGCCTGTGGCATAGCTTGATAAACCTGCGCTTTTAATCCAAAAGATAAAAGTATTAATGTAATTATAATAATGGCACGTTGCATCCAGTAAATTCGTTTTGGGTTGAAATATTAATTGTTAACTCTACTCCTGCTAAATAATCTTCGTACTTATCCGATATACCATTAAAGGTAACATTATCATCTATTGAGTAAATCTTTCTACTTGTTCTCATTAAACTTAAAATATCAGAAGCAATCTGCACTTGGTCACTTATTACATCATTCTCATATTCTGCCTCTTTACCGCTTTTGTCTAAAAAGAAAAATTGAACATTAAAAACTTGTTCTCTACCAATATTTAAACTACCTGAATTAATAGAAAAACAAGCTATAGGATAATCAGGTTGACTGTCTCTTAATAGCCACTCTTTCGGTGTTGCGTACTTTGCAGTCTTTATCATTGCGTGGCTTTGCAATAGACTTGTTATTGTTGTTATTAATTGGTTGTAAGTCATAAAATAAAACTCTTTGAATTAATGCTTTTTTATAAGCCATAATTTATCTTATTGTGAATGAAAATAACTCTCCTGCTTGTGTTACATCTCCAGTTGATAAAGTAACTACACTACCAACAATTTGTAAATACATTGGATTGTCAGTAGGTAAGTTTGTAATACCTTTTACAAGTCCTGACCTCATTGCAATTAAAACTACTTTATTTGTTAAACCACCAACTGAAAAACTATGGTCGCCTGCTGCCGGTGTATGATAAATAGTTGTTGCTCCACCTGTAGTTGCATTATTAGAAAATACCCTTACTCCATCTATAATATTACCTAAATAAATAGGACTTGTATATGCTTTTAATTCAGGGAATATAACATCCAATCCAGTAGCAGGATTAAAGTATTCAGAGAATAATAAATAGTTTTCTCTTAAATAATTAATTAATCTTTGCTTGTAAAACTCTGCAGTCTTTTTATATTCATTACCAATCAATTCTAAATCTGCTCTATTTGGAGCATTGCTTTCCTCACTTGTTTTCTGTAAAATACCCTTACTAAAAAATTGATAACTTAAACCAAATGGCAATAAACTCATAGTATACCAAACTAAACAATCAGTAATAAAATTATCTAATAAAGATTTTTCTAATGCAGATAAATTATTTGCTTCTATTCCTGATTGTAAACGTAAATATAAAGTACTTCCTAAAGCAGGTTGCAAATATAGGTCTTGCGCTACTTTAATATGTGGCTTTAATTGTTTACCATCAATAGCATCACTTATTCCAGTTCTACTTTTGATTAAATTTTCAGATATAAAAAGTATATTTGCGCTCATTTATTTTTTCTTTTGAATTATTAATGCCTTCCATTCGTGTCTGCATTGTGTATCTATTTCTCCATCATTATTCCAAAATCCACCAACTCTATCAAATACCGAATAACCTAAAGCAGCACTCATTTGTTCTATTCTTGCTCTTGACCATAATTTAGTCTTAGCAAGTTCCATCATATGCACACAGAATTTTCTTGATGGATGCGATGGTGTATTCCTTTCTGAACTTGGTACAATACTTCTCCAAGCATAGGTATAAGCAATAGATAATAAGTTTTTAGGTTTAGGCGCATCTGCTTCAACATTTGTTCTTACTCTTTCAATTACTGTATCTTTACCTATCTTAACTTCTTTAACATCTAATATCTTATTATCAACTAAACTTTGCAATGTTGCCTCTACAACCTTTATATCTGCCTTTAAAACCTGTGCAAGTCCTTCGCTAGTGATTCTCTTATCTTTATTAATATAACCTAAAATATCGGCTTCTAATTGGCTTAGCTGCTTAATCTCTGCAAAGTGATTAAATTCTCTTGCAGATTTTTCACTTATTATTTCATAATCAGCTAATTCATCACTAAAATTGGCAAACATTTCTACCAATTCCATATCTCTATCTTCAGCAGAAAATGTAGCAGGATCTGAATCTAAACCTAAGAAAGTATTTACATCGCTATCTGTAAAAGAAAATCCATTCTTTAACATTAATGCAGCTTGTTCCTTTGAAAGTTTACCATTAGTAAACTGTCTAACAATTCTCATTACATTTTGATACTGTCTGCCGGTAAGATTCTTTATAGAATCATTTGAAGCAGCAATAGGTTGATCTGTTACATTTATACTTGAATTTGTAACAACCTCAGATGCTAAACCTAACTTCTCTCTAATTTCATCCCTTGTCATATTAGCAGCCATTACTGACTCACTAAATTCAAAACTTAATGGTTCAACTGGTATTAATTCATATTCGCCTTTAATACCTACATAATTAAATAACTGA